TGCGTGGGAATCGCCTGCTGCTGCCGGGGCTGGGCGTGTTTCGGGTGAAGACGCGGAAGGGGCGGCGCCTCATGAACCCGGCGACTCGGGAGTTGATGGAGCTCGAAGCCACGCAAACGCTGACGTTTCGAGCTGCGAAGCGGGCCAAGGCGCGGGTGGCGCGATGAAGGCTGACGACCGCGACGACTGGCTCATGGCGGGCGTGTACCTCTGCGCCGCGCTGCTGGTCGCCATCTTCCTCCTGCTCCTGGAGGGCGCGTGACTTTCGTTCTGATGATTCTGGCTTCGTTCTCGTTCGAGCCGTGGTCCGAGCCGCGCGTATGTGACCAAGCGTGGTTTGCGCTGCGCGGCGCGACGCTCGGCCCTACCGGCGCGTATTGGGACGAACGCGCGCAGGAGTGCAAACAAGCTGACGGGTACACGATTTGGACGGGGCAGGACCTGTGGGTTTTCACCGACCGCCCCTGCGGCTTGTCGGACTGGCGGCGAAAACTGAGCCGCACCGTGGGGCGTCGCGTCGAACTTGAGGCTTGGGTGCTGACTCCTGATGCATGGCGAGCAAAGACGTGGGTGGTGGGTTGCGGGAGCGCCGGCACCAACGAGCCGGTCAAGAGTCGCGACTTCGACAAGGCGGCATGCGAGGGCGGGCGTTGAACCGCGCGCTCCTCACCAGCGACTCGTCGGAATGGGGCACGCCGCGAGACGTCTTCGCTTGGCTCAACGCGCAGTTCGCCTTCACCGTCGACGTGTGCGCGGTGGCGACGAACGCGAAGTTGCCCCGGTTCTTCTCACCTCGAGACAACGGCCTCGCGCAGTCATGGGAAGGGGAAACGGTCTGGGCAAACCCGCCTTATGGGCGCGGCATCGGCGGCTGGTGCTCGAAGCTGCGCGACTCGTGCCTCTACGAGCGGGCGATGGGGGTGCTCCTCATTCCGGCTCGCGTCGACACCGAGTGGTGGAACCTCTACGTGCTCTCGAGTGACGGCAAGGCTGGCCGGCTCGTGCGCAGCTGGTTCGACGTGGAGTCGCGCGTCTGGTGGCTGCGCTGGGAGGGCCTCGTCACGGGCGTGTACTTCCACGACGAGCGCATTCCCTTCGAGGGGGCGTCAGACGACGCGGCGCCCTTCCCCTCTGCCGTGGTGATGCACGCTTCACCGAGCCGCCGCCCTGCCCACCAGCGGCCCGTGCTCGAGGACGGGTTCCGGTGGCTCACGAAAGGCTGGCCGCGATGACGGTGAAGCACTGGAGGGCTGAGGTGTTGCGCATCACGCGCGACCTGCGGGTGCTGGAGGCTGGCGTTCTCCCATCTGGTGGCTGGCCTGATGGGTGGATCGACTTCGACGATTGGCACGGCGCTTTGATGGGTGAGCTCGAAACCGCGCTGGGGGCTCTGGCTGCTGCGCGTGCTGGCCTTGAGCCGGGCTTTGTGGCGCACGAGCATTCCCCGGTGCTGGTCGACGAGGCCCGGCCGGGTGATGACCGCACGGTCGCGGTGGTGGTCTCGCCTGTCGCTGCTCGGGCGGCTGTCGAGGCGTACCGGGAGCGGGTGCTCGAGGCCTTCCGCGCGTGGGACATGCGCCCGGGCGACACCCGCACCTGGCACGAGGTGGTGATGGGGGTCGACCTCCCGTGAGCGTCTACGTCGACAACATGCAGATGCACGCGCACGCGCCGAAGGTGCGCGGCCGGGCGGTGGCGTGGTGCCACATGATGGCCGACACGGAGGCCGAGCTGCTCGAGATGGCCACCCAGCTGGGGCTGAAGCTGCACTGGCGCGACGGCGACCACTTCGACCTGACGTCGAAGCAGCGCGAGCGGGCCATCAACCTGGGCGCCAAGCCCGTCACCAGTCGCGACCTCGTGGCCCTGCGGCAGAAGGCGCGGGGTACTGCGTGACGGCCTACTGCAAGGCCCCCGACTGCATGCGGCTTACCCTTGAAGGGCGCTCGTACTGCGACGCGCATCAGAAGCGCCGCCAGCGCAGTCGGTCACTGGCTCGACCGCTTGGCGTGTATCGTCTGAGTCGCAGGGAGGCACTGATCCGCTTTGGCAGAGAGTTCGCCAAAGCCAAGACACCCAGCGAGAAGCAGCGGGCGCTCTGGCGCGTCTCGGCGGTGCTCGATCGATGGGGTGCCAAGTGACGGCCTACTGCGAGGCTCCCGAGTGCCTCAACCCGGTGCGCAGCGGCTCGCTGTGTGAGACGCACGCCAAGCGGCTGCGACGTGCGAAGGGTGGGAGCGCCACGGCGCTGACGGCACCCATCCAAGCGAAGAACCGCAGCCCCCGCCGGGCCTTCCTCGACGCGGTGCTTCGGTACGCCGACGCTGACGCAGGCGACGACGAGGCCTTCCGCCGGGCGTCGTGGGCGCTCGAGCAGGCCGGGCGCCGCTACTTCGCCGGCTCCCGTGGTGGTGTTGGGCGGCCCCTCTCCGTCGACGCTGATCAGGTGGCCGCCCTGTTCCGTCAGCTCAAGTCGGTGCGCGCAGTGGCCCGGCACCTCGGCCGCAGCAAGTCCGTTATTCACCGGGTGCTGCTGAAATCGCCTGTGTACCGAAAGTTCCGGGACACCCCGGACGGTGGCCGGAAGCCACGCAACGGTGAGTCATGAACGCGAGACAGCGCGCATTCGTGGCGGCCTACGCGGGAAACGCAACCGAAGCGGCGCGACAGGCCGGGTACAAAGGCACCGGCCGAAGTCTCGAGGTCATGGGGTCGCGGCTGTTGAGGAACGCTGAGATCCGCGAGGCCATCGCCAAGCGCGAGACGAAGCGGCACGCAGGGCTCATCGCCACCCGCGAAGAGGTGGAAGAGAAGCTGACGGCCTTCATCCGAGACTCACCCACGAAGGAAGCAATCGCGGCCATCGGCACGCTCGCGAAGATGCGCGGGTGGAGCCTCGCGAAGGTGCAGGTCGAAGGGAGTCTGACGCTGGAGCAGCTCATCTTGCAGGCGGAAGCGAAGAATCGAGGCACGAATGGCGCTGGTGCTGTGGCGAAAGTGGCATCCGAAGGTGAACGGAAAGCCGATGTTCCCCGGGTGGAAGATTCGCCGGGCGTTCCAAACCCACCAGGCGGACCCGTTGCCGGCGGGTGACACCGTCGACGTGGTGGTGTTGGCCACCAAGCCCATCGTGAAGGGCGGGAAGCCTGCCACGTGGAGCATCAAGGGCGTGTTCCCCTTTCCTCGTGCCGCGCTGGCTGACACGGCCCGGTGCGACGAGGTGGTGACGAAGGCGCTGCTCGAGGCCATGGCGAAGGGGCCAACGGCGTGAAGGTGCATTTCACGACGCTGGAGCTGCCGCACGGCGACCCGCTTATTGGGGCGAAAGTGCGGCTGAAGAATCATCCGCCTCGCGAGGGCGTCATCATCGGGCGTCACGAGAAGTTCGGTTACGAGGTGCAGTGGACGGCGCCCCGCCGATTTGTGGGCGTGTACTTCTTCGAGGAGTTGGAAACGGAGCCGACCGCGTGAGTCCTGAAGCTGTCGAGGCCATGGCGCGGTGGCGGCGCTCGCCCATTTCCTTCGTGCGTGAGGTGCTGGGCGTCGAGCCCGATGAGTGGCAGGCCGACGTACTGAAGGATCTCGAAGACCTCGACCGCGTGGGCTTCATGCGCGTGGCCACGGTGGCCTCGAAGGGCCCGGGCAAGTCGACGCTCGATGCATGGGTGGCGCTCTGGTACCTCGTGACGCACCCACGGGCAAAGGGCGCGGCGACGTCCATCACCGGCGACAACCTGGCCGACGGGCTCTGGGCCGAGTTGTCGAAGTGGCAGAAGCGCAGTGACTTCCTCATGTCGACGCTGGAGTGGACGCAGGGCGCGCTCTCGGCGCGTGAGTCGCCCGAAGACTGGTTCCTCTCGGCGCGCACGTGGCCACGGGAGGGAAGCGTCGAGGCGCAGGCTGACACGCTGGCAGGCCTCCACGCCGACCACATGCTCTTCATCATCGACGAGGCGGGCGGTGTGCCTTCGGGCGTCGCTGCTGCAGCTGACGCAGGCCTCGCCAACGCGCACCCTGGCTCTGGGCGAACGGCGCTCCTCCTCATCTCGGGCAACCCGACGCACCTCGAAGGCCCGCTGTACGAGGCATGCACCACCGATGCGAAGAACTGGCGCGTGCATCGCGTGAATGGAGACCCGCGCAACCCGAAGCGCTCACCTCGCGTCAGCGTGGAGTGGGCGCAGGGGCTCATCGACAAGTGGGGGTATGAACACCCCGTCGTGCTGGTGAACGTGCGCGGCATGTTCCCGCCTGTGCAGTCGAACAAGCTGCTCGGCCCGCAGGAGGTGCAGGCGGCCATCGAGCGCGTGGTGTTGCCCCACGACATTGCCGAAGAGCCGAAGATTCTCGGCGTCGACGTGGCCCGCTTCGGTGACGACGCCAGCGTGGCGACGCTGCGGCAGGGCGTGGCGTGCTTCGCCCCGTGGGAGTTCCGCGGCCTCTCCACGGTGCAGCTGGCCCAGCAGGTGGCGCGCCTCGCCGTGAAGCACAAGGTGGCCATGGTGGCCGTCGACACCTCGGGCATCGGCGGCGGCGTGTTCGACAACCTGGCGCTGATGGACCTCGGTGGCGCGCAGTTGGTGGCCGTCGACTTCGGGTCGGCCGCGCTCGATTCGAAGGACTACATCAACCACCGCACGGAAATCTGGGTGCGCATGGCCGAGTGGGTGCGCTCGAAGGGCGTGCTGCCCGACGTGCCCCAGCTCCGGGCCGACTTGTGCGGGCCCACGTACGACTTCGCACCCGACGGCCGACGCGCGCTCGAGACAAAGAAGGCCATGAAGAAACGCGGCCTCTCCTCGCCCGACTACGGCGACAGTCTGGCTGTCACATTCACCCTGCCCTTCGCGCCGCGCAGCGCAGCCCCGCGCACGGCCGACACGGACTGGCACCCCACACGACAGACGCAGTCCGTCTGACACCCGAGAGTCGAGGCCTCTCTTGAGGTGACTCGTGGGCCTGACGTGTACGGACGAATACCGCCGCATTCATCGAGGCCCGGCGCTTGGCTTCGAAGAAGTCGCCACCTCACCGGCCGACAACCCGGTGAAGCCTGTCGAGCAGATGACGGAGGAGAAGAAAGCCAAGTTCTTCGAGGACGCGGCCAACCCTCCGCGCGAGGCATCGAAGCTCGACCCGACGCTCACTGACTTGTTGGTGCGCGACCTCACCAGCGGCAAGGTGCGGCGGCTCCGGCAGGGCTCTCGGCGCGGCACGTTCGGCGGCGGAGCCAACCCCTACGACACGCCAACGCTGGGGGGTTGATGGAAGCCGACAAGCACCGCCAACGCCACGAGGCGCTGAAGAAGCAGGCCACCAACTGGAAGGACTTGTGGCGGGAAATCGCCGAGCAGGTGCGCCCTCGCGCCATTCGCTTCACCCCGCTCGACGTCACGCGCACGGGCACCACGCGCAACGACGAGATCATCAACTGCGAGCCCACCATCTCGAGCCGCACCCTCGCGGCTGGCCTACATTCGGGCATCACCAGCCCGTCGCGACCGTGGTTCCGTCTCGGACTGTCGGACCCAGCGCTGGAGCAGCACGGCGGCGTGAAGGAGTACCTCGCCGAGTCTGAGAACGTGGTGCGCGAGCATTTCGCCAAGTCGAACATCTACGGCGCGCTGGCCACGCTGTACTCGGACCTCGTCGACTTCGGCACGGCGCTGCTGCACTTCGACGAAGACGACGAGGACGTGTTCCGCGCCTACGTGTTCCCCGTCGGCAGCTATGTGCTGGCCAACAGCCCGCGCCTGGCCGTCGACACCTACTACCACTCAGGCACCATGACGGTGCGGCAGCTGGTGGAGATGTTCGGCGAAGAGGCCTGCAGCCTCTCGGTGCGCGAGCAGTTCCGGAACGGCGCGCTCGATGAAGTGGTGGAAGTCACGCGGTGCGTGGTGCCGAACCCCAAGGCAGCCAAGGCGCCCAGCGAGAAGACGCCGGCCACCCGCAAGCCCTGGCTGCAGTACTGGTGGGAGACGAAGCAGCCTGCCGACGCGGACGGAGCGGCCAAGTTCCTTCGAGTGGCTGGCTACAACGAAAAGCCCTTCATGGCGCCCCGGTGGCAGACGACGGGCGAAGACGTCTACGGCCACGGGCCGGGCATGGTGGCCCTCGGTGACTGCAAGGCGCTGCAGGCTCTCGAGGTGGTGCGCGCGAAGATGCACGCCAAGATTGTCGACCCGCCTCTCGTCGCAGCGGGGCACCTGCAGCAGCGCACGGTTTCGATGCTGCCGGGGGGCGTGACTTACGCAGCGAGCGTGACTGGCGCCGACGTCATTCGGCCCATCCACGAGGTGCATGGCGCGGCCCCTGGCGTGGCGGCGGCCGACGTCCGAGAGCACGAGCTGCGCATTCGCAAGGCGTACTTCGCCGACTTGTGGCTGATGCTCTCGCAGTCGGAAACCCCGATGACGGCCCGCGAGGTGGCCGAGCGTCGAGAAGAGAAGCTGCTGCAGCTGGGGCACGTGCTCGAGAAGCTGCAAGACGAGCTGCTTGAGCCCCTCATCGCCCGGGCCATCGCCATTCTCACGCGGAAGGGGCTCATGCCCGAGCTGCCTGAGGTGCTGAAGGGCCAGCCGTACAAGGTGGAGTACATCTCCATGATGGCGCAGGCCCAGAAGACGCTGGGGCTGACAGCCATCGACCGCACCGCCGGCTTCGTCGCGAACCTCGTGCAGACGTTCCCATCTGCGGCTGACGTGCTGGACGTCGACGCCACCATCGAGGCCTATGCGCAGGCGACGGGCGTCACGCCCAAGATGATCCGCCCGAAGGCCGAGCTCGCGAAGCTGCGCGAGCAGAAGGCGAAGCAGGCGAAGCAGCAGGCCGCCATGCAGCAGGCGCCCGAGGCAGCCAAGACGATGAAGGCCATGGGCGAGACGGACACCAGCAAGGTGGCCGAGGTGTCGGAGATGCTGCGGGGCCTCGGAGTCCGCTGATGGCTTACCCGACGGACACCGCGCGCTCGGAGCCCATCACCGTCAACGCGACGCTGACGGACCTGGGTGCGTGGGACGTACGCGACACCCGCGCCCTCTCGCTCGTGCTGGAGAACGAAGGGCTCGAGGCTGTGACGCCCGGTGATTCAGTGCCATGGCTCAACCTTGCCCCTTCGGCGGACAGCGCAATAGAAAGCCCCAAAGCCCGTGAACTCGATCTCGGCGAGGACAACAAGCGCGACTACACCGATCGGCAGGCCGGGTTCTTCCTTCGGGCGGTGCTGTGACGCCCGCTGAAGCGCGGCAGGAAGCCGAGACGGAAGAGGCGGATCTGCTCGCCGTCATGTCGACGCCCAGCGGCCGGCGGCTCTTCTTCGCCTTCATCGAGCGCGCGGGCGTGACGGCTGGCGCCTTCGATCCGAACCCTCACACGATGGCCTTCCTCGAGGGCCGCCGCAGCGTGGGGATCGATCTCCTGCAACGCCTGCAGCAGTCGACGCCGCAGGAGTACCTGAAGATGATGATCGAGGCCGCCCAGACGGCCGCAGAGCGCAACCTCAAGCAGCGATGAGACAGCGTCCGCAGCCCGCCCGACTCTTTGGGCATGTCGACGCCCACCACGCCCGCACCCGCTGCTGACTCGAAGGCCACCACGCCCGCGGCTCCTGCCGCTGATGCGAATGCCGCGGCGCCGCCGACTCCTCCCCCTGGCAGCGCGAGCGAGCAGCAGAAGCTGCCTCCCCCGCTGGTGACGTCGGAAGGGGCGCCGCCGCCAGCGGGGGAGAAGAAAGACGCTGCCCCGCCTCCGAGTGAAAACGATTTCACTGAGTGGCCCAAGGACTTCAACGAGAGCGTGAAGGGCGCGCTCTCCGATCTCGGCAAGGAGCTCGCAACCGAGCTCAAGCTGGACGGCGCCGCCAAGACGACCGCGATGAAGGCGCTCGTGAAGCGCTGGGAGGCGGCGGCGGCTGAGTCGGCGAAGCGCGCTGAAGAGGCCTTCGTGCAGCAGGCCCACGCGCACACGAAGCAGGCGGCGGAGCACCCGGCCGTGAAGCAGCTCGGCGGGCTCGACAAGGCGCGCACCCTCGCGTCGACCGCGCTGAACAAGCTGGGCTCGAAGGGCCTCAACGACGTTCTGGCCTCCACGGGCCTCGCCTACCACCCTGAGGTGCTGGCCTTCTTCGCAGCTGTCGGCAAGTCGCTGGGCGAAGACTCGGTCGCTGGTGGTGCGTCTTCGGCGCGCCCCGCTCCGACGCAGCGCGAGCAACTCGCCGCCACCTACACGCACCCCACGTCCAAATCGATGTTCACGGAGTGATCTGACCCATGGCCGCAATCGGAACCGACAACCCCACTCTCTTCGACGTCGCGCGGGCGCTCGACTCGAAGGGCCGCCTGACGCGGATCGTCAACCTCATGAAGCAGCGCTCGAGCATCGTCGAGGATGCGGTGTGGACCCCCGCGAACGGGCGCTCGAAGCACACCGTGACGAGCGTCGTCGGTCTGCCCTCGCCCGTGTGGGGCCGCATCAACAAGGGCGTCGCCACCACGAAGCACAAGGAAGCGCAGTTCGAAGAGGCGCTCGGTATGATGGAAGACGCGTCGGAGATCGACGCGCGCATCAAGCGGATCGAAGGCGCCAACTTCGCGGCCTACCGGGCGCGCATGGATGACAACAAGCAGCTGGCCATGGTCCAGACGCTCGAGACGGCCGTGATCTACCAGTCGACGGTGGCCAGCCCCGAGTCGATCAACGGGCTCTCGCCGCGGTACGACCTCACCACGGCCCCGTCGGGCGGCGCGCAGATCATCAAGGCTGATGCGGCGGCCTCGGGCTCCGATCAGACGAGCGCGTGGTTCGTGAAGTGGGCCGAAGACGCGGTGCACATGGTCTACCCGGAAGGGGAATCGGCCGGCATCGAGATGAAGGACATGGGCGAGGTGGAGCTCGCCGACGCCGTGGGCGCGAAGTACCCGGGGTACAAGACGTACTTCAACTGGATCTGCGGCCTCGTCGTCGAGGACTTCCGCCAGGTGGTGCGCGTGTGCAACATCGACACGAGCGCGCTCTCCGCGTCGGGCACCAACATCGTCGAGGCGCTGGTTCGCGGCTACCACCGCATCCAGAACCCCGAGGGCGGCCGGCTGCGGCTCTACATGAACCGCACCCTCATGACGTACCTGCACCTGCAGGCGCGCAAGGAAGCCATCAGCAACCCGATCATCACGACGGTGATCGAAGGCCGCCCCGTCATGACGTTCATGGGCGTGCCGGTGCGCATCACCGACTCGATCACCGACACCGAAGCCGTCATCAGCTGAGACGAGCTCCCACGCCGAACCCCACGATCTCGACGAACAAGGAACCACGCTGATGATCATCGACAACCGCTTCATCTTCTCCGACGCGCAGTCGGTCGCCGCTGCGGCCGGCACCCTCGTTTCCACCAACGTCTACGACAACGTGTCGGCGGCGCCCACCGTGGCGGGTCCGCACGGAACGGTCCGCTCCGATCCGCTCCGCGGGCTCAAGAACATGGAGCTTCTCGTTCAGCTGCTCACCACCGTGACGTCGGGTGGCGCGGCGACGCTGCAGTTCCGGCTCGTGCAGGCCGACGACGCGGCCCTCACCACCAACGTCACGGTGCTGCAGGAGACGCCCGCGCTGGCGCTCGCCACCCTCGTGGCGGGCTACCGGCCTCGTCTTCGTCTCCCGGCCATGGGCCTGACGCAGCGGTACATGGGCCTCCTGTACCTCATCGGCACGGCCACCACGACCGCGGGCACCGATGGGCCTCCTGTACCTCATCGGCACGGCCACCACGACCGCGGGCACCGTCCACGCGTCGCTCGTTCCGGCCGTCGACACGGGCGCGAACAGCATCGATCCGTAAGAGGTCCGAGGGGCTGGTGGCAGGCGGTCAGAGCCCCGGGGCATGGTGCTTCGGGGCTCACAACGTGGGCGTTTGTGCATGACTGCGGGCGGTCCAACTCCGCCCCCCTCCTTTCCCGCAGCACAGGAGCAGAGACATGGCCGACGACAAGAAGAAGCAGCCCGAGCCCTTCATGCTGAAGAAGCCCGCCGATCCCGGTGCGGCGTTCCGGCGAGAGGACGACGACGAGGTGCCGAAGTCGTCCGAGCCCAAACAGTCCGAGGCGAAGGCCGCCACCGTCGAAGAGTTGCAGGAGGCCATCGACAAGGGCCTGAAGGTGACGGGAACCTTCGTGGTGGGCCCTGCGAAGCACTACCGCAAGGGGCGGCTGTACCTCGAAGGCGAGCTCATCTCGATCGTCAACGAGAAGCCCTCGCGCACGTGGACGCCCTACAACCCGAAGGCGCGCGCCGAGGCTGCTGCCGTCGTGGTGCCCGGTGCCGTCAACCTGAACCTGGGCGAGTAAGCCATGCCCGCCGTCACCACCGACGCCCAGGTGTGCAACCAGGCGCTGGGCTTGGTGGGTCAGCGCGATCAGATCAACTCGCTGAATGACGACTCGACGCCCGGCCTCGCCTGCAAGACGTACTACTCGACGGTGAAGGCGGCGATTCTCGAGGCCCACCCGTGGCGGTGGGCGACGAAGCGCAATACGCTGGCCCTGCTGTCGGGTGTCGAGCGCGAGGGCTGGGAGTACGTCTACGCGGCTCCCGCCGACCTGCTCTCGCCGAAGTCGGCGAGACGCATCGAAGACGGGGCACGGCCGCCGGTTGAGCCGCTGCCCTTCCTCGTCGAGATGAACGAGGCGGGCAACCAGTTCATCATCGCGTGCGACGTCGAGACGCCTGAGCTCGTCTACACGCGCGACGTGCCGGTGGCCATGTGGCCCGCCGTGGCGATCAAGGCGCTCGTCGCGGCGATGGCTGAAGCGCTCGCGCTGATGCTGCCGGTGAAGCCCCAGCTGGCGCAG